TATATTGCGATTATGATAGATAAATTTCCATTGTGGTTATTTATATTGTTTGTTATTGTTTCTGCGATATATACAATTTGGTATGATTTAAAATATATCTATCCAAAAGAGAATTTATCGAGTAGCGAATTAAATCCTGCGTGGACAATGCAAATGGATCTGTTAAAAGAGATTCGGGATAAAGTTTCTGAAAAGGAGATAGAGATGAAAAAATAAATGTTGACATTAATCTAAAACTTGCTTAATTGTATTGCGTAATGAATACAATTCTTACAAATGACTGTAACAGTAGGCACTTGGACCGCGAAAGGTTTGAGTGCTTTTTTTTGTACGAGGAATAATATGAAAGTTATCTATGAATATTTTATAAATGCTTCAATTCAAGATTTCATTTTTGGTGTTATATTAGCAGCGATTATTATTAGAATCGTATTAGATATTTTGATTGGAGATTCTTTATTTGGAATTCATATTCATAAAAGGCAAAAATCTTGACCTCTCAAAAGAAAATACGAACTTCAAAGCCTAAGAATAACGGGAAACACCCTGGAGGTGCGCCCGTTAAATACACACCTGAAGTATTATCTGGAATAGCTAAGGAAATGATCGTCTGGTTTAAGAAGAAAAGAAATTGGTGGTTAAAAGACTTTGCTATTCAAAAGGGTATTGTTTGGCGATATGTGCTTGAACTTGCAAATAATCATCAAGAGTTATCTGACGCCTTAGAATTATGTAAACAGATACAAGAATCAAAACTCGTTCATAAATCATTTCAACCTTATCAAGATCGTCCTGCTGCATTTGCATTGAAGAATGCATGTGGATGGAGAGATAGAACAGATGTTGATATGAATCATAAAGGTGAAATAAGAGTTGTATCTGCTATTCCAAGACCGGAACTTTCAAAGACCATTGTTTCAGAAGATGGAGCTTTAGCTGAAGCAAACAACAAACATAACGGAAATGGGGTTCATTAACGTGTGCAGATTGATCTGCGAGAATATTACGATCCCTTCAAATATATCGGTGGGGAACACGTTGACTTTCACAAATCTTCTTCAAAATACAAACTCATCGGCGGAGCGATGGGTGGAAGTAAAACATATTCAGGATGTGCAGAAGCAATACAACTCTCTCTTGATTATCCTGGCAATCGTGGAGTTATTTGTCGTAAAAATAGGACGGTGCTTAAACGTACAACATTGGTCACATTCTTTAGGGTATGTCCTCCAGAGCTTATTAAGAGTTATAATAAGTCCGATCTTGAAGTTACACTCATCAATAATTCAACGATTCTTTTTCTTGAGGCAGATGAATCAAAAGATCCGCTATTTGAAAAACTTAAATCTCTTGAAATCGGTTGGTATTTTATCGATGAAGCCTCAGAGGTGGCAAGGGGAGCGCATCAAGCACTTGCATCTCGGCTTAGATGGCCAGCAGCAAAGGGATATTATTTCGGAATACTTGCTTCAAATCCAGAACAATGTTGGATTAAAGAAGATTTTCCAGTTGATGTTATTTCAAAACCAAAACCACAACATGCTTTTTTCAAGTTTCTTCCCTTACACAACCCTTTTCTTCCAGAGAATTATGTCAGTGATTTACGACTTATTCTTGATGAAAACCAACAGAAAAAATATATTGATGGTGATTGGAGTATAACGGATGATCCCTTACAGCTTATTCCTTATTCAGCCCTTAAAAATAAAATTGCAACGCAGGAAGAAGTCGATAGTTCTCAAGGGGAAGAATCTCTCGGTGTTGATGTTGCGGAACTGGGAGACGATAAAAGTATTCTGGCTTTTATGCGCGGATCGATCAATACATCTCTTGAACAATATGAAAAGAAACGCACTGACGAGCTTTCGGCCATTGTCAAAGCAAGAATTATCGATAGAAATATCAATGCGAACAAAGTGGGGATTGATGCAATCGGTAATGGTGCAGGTGTATGGGGAAATCTTACAGGCGATGGCTTACAAGTTCAGAGAATTATGGCAGGTAGTGCAGCGCCTGAATTGGAATATTTCAAAGGTCAGAACTTTGTCAACCTTCGAGCGCAAATGTGGTGGAAACTTAGGATGGAAGTTCTCGACCCTGATTCATCCTTACGGATTTTATATAAACAGTCTCTCATTCAAGACCTGACTGCACCAAGATATAAAATTATGAGCGAACGTAAAATACAGGTAGAAGCAAAAGAAGATATTAAGAGACGAATCGCACGTTCGCCAGACGAAGGGGATGCTTTAGTGATGGCAAATTGGTGTAGGGATTTCAGTATAAAGCCAACTTTCTCTGTCTTATTTGAAAGTTAAGCGATGGAAAAACCCGCTTATAAAACAATTGTGAATATTCCCTGGGCTGATGGGAATTACGATCAATCAATGGGTAACTTTAACTTTAACTCAAACAATATTGTCACACACGAGGCAGATGCTTATGCACGCGTTCCTTTAATATTTAGGGCAATACGTTTACGTTGCAACAGTCTTCTTCGCGTGCCTCATTACATTTATGATGAGAAGGATAATATCCTTGCTAACTATGAATTTGAAGATACCATGCCATTATATGATTTGTTATGGTTATCAGAAGCAGCCGTCCTTCTCAAGGGCGCCTCGTTTGTTCTGAAAAACAAAAATGTCTATGGATATAACAAGGGATTGCAGTGGATTAATCCTTTTACGATGAATAAAATATATCGTAATGGAGAATACTTGTATTATCAATTACTTCCCTACGGTAAACGTTTTCCTGAACAAGGTGAGTTTTGGACAGTAGACGACTTTCTTTATTTTAAAGACTTTAATCCTTTCGATGATTTAGCTGAAGGAATAAGTGCAACAGAAGTGGCATTAGACAATGCACGTTTAGCTGGTGGAGTGTCAAAGTTCTTGGCGGACTTTTTTAGAAATGATGCATTGCCAGTTACGATGGTCGTTATGCCAAGCGGGGTGCAAGATCCGGAACGAGAACGAGTCGAGAATTGGTTTAAGAAAAGATTAAGGGGGATAAGGAATCAAGTTCAGAGAGTCATTGGAGTAAGTGGAGATGTAAAGATTGAAAAACTTACATCAGATTTAGAGAAATTTGCATTTGAGAAAGTTGATGCACATACAGTTGAATGTATTTCAGATGCTTTTGAACTTCCGCAGAGCTTGTTAAGATCGACCTCCGGTGCAAATCGTTCAATATCTGATAATGAACGAAGAAGTTACCTTGAAGATACTATTATTCCTCGAACAAATTTCTATGAACGGATATTGAATCCATTCTTAAAAGAATTTGGGCAGCGTATTGAATTTGCTCCGCAGGAATTGGGGGAAATGCAAGAGAATGAAGTCAATCGTTCAACAGCACTTAAAAACCTTACTGGCGCCGGCATACCATATTTAGCAGCACTTGACATACTTGGTTATGATTTATCGGATGAGGCGCAAAAAATAATTGATGACGATTTAAAAGAACCAGAAGAACCAGCACAAACACCACATCAAGTATCAGATCAACCAAATGACTCGAGTTATTTGCAAGACCCGCATAGAAATGATATGCCAAATGCACAAGGACCTAAACAGATGAAGGCAGAACTTGATAAATGGATGCGAAAAGCAATAAGTAATTTCAAGGCGAAAAAGACACTGGATTTTGAATTTGAGTCAAATATAATTTCTAAAGAACAAAGGGAAAAGATACGTTCAGCACTCAAAACAGTTAATACGGAAGAGGAAATAAAAGTAGTATTTAATTAACACATAGGTTTAAACAACAAAAATCGCCCCTTGTGGCGAGAGTGGTTTCTGGCGATTCCATTCTCGACTGCAAGGGGTTTTTGTTGAAGGAGTGAAAAATGGACAAACGTGAAGATGTGAACTCGAAAGAAGGCAAGGAAAAATACGGAAACGTAACATTTGCCGATGAGACAAATAAAAAATATCCGATCGATACGGAGGAACATATTCGTGCAGCTTGGAATTATATTCATCAAGCAGGAAATGCAGACAAGTATTCCACTGAAGATGCAAATAAGATCAAGAATAAGATTCTTGCAGCTTGGCGTAAGATAATCGGTGGAGAACCGCCGAGTGCAGTAAAGACCGAGGAATTGAATTTGAAACTTGATGCATTGCAATCACAACTTGACGCTATAAAACTGGGTGCTCGCAATAGTGCAAAAGATAAATCAGGTTTGCAAACAATACATGATGCCCTGGTTGAAATGGGTGCATCTTGCGATGGTATGAAATCTGCAAGTTGGAGTCAGACAATCCAATCGATGCATGATACGGTATCATCTCTTGGTGCTGATTGTGGAGAGAAAAAAGATGTCATGATAGTCTATGGTGGTGAAGTGAAGGCATTGCCAGATAATAAGGTTGGAGGTTATCTAATAAGATTTTCGGATGAAACCAATCCTGATTTAACGGGTGATTTTTTTCAGAGCGATACAGACTTTGGGCAATCAAATACATCACCAATATTATATAATCATGGTATGGATTCAAAAACGGGAACAAAATCATTTGGTTTTGGTTCTTTGAAGATGGATGAAATTGGAATATGGATCGAAGCACAATTAGATGCGGCAGATAAATATGCAAAGGCAATATACTCGCTTGCCAAAAAAGGAAAGTTAGGTTGGTCAAGTGGAACCGCCAATCATCTTGTGCGTCGAGAATCAAAGGGAAATGCAAATAAAATAATTTCTTGGCCGCTTGGATTGGATGCTTCTTTAACACCAACACCAGCAGAACCAAGAAATATAGCTATGAGTTTAAAATCAATTAAAGTAACATCATTGGAGCCAGAGGCTGAAGGGGATTCGGTGGCACAAAATGTAAACAATAAACAATCACAGAAAACAAAGGATACGAAAATGAACGAAGAAGAGAAAAAAGCTGCGGAAGCAAAAGCCGCAGAGGAAAAACGAATTGCTGATGAAGCGGCTCAAAAAGCTGTAAAAACAAGTGCTTCGATTAACGTCGAAGAGTTTCAACAATCAATGGAACAGGTAATCGGTGAGCAAATAAAGTCCAATCAAGAGTTGGCTGCCAAAGAAGCGCAGATGGCAGAACTTCAAGATGGAATGAAAACGCTCATCTCTGAAGCGATGAAGGCTGCTCCAGCTATAAAAGGCGGTGGAGCGAATATCAATCTGAAAACAAAACGTGGTGATTCAGAAATGCAAGCCTTTACTCACTGGGTTAAAACTGGTGACAAGGGAGCCATAAAGTCAAATGTATTTCTAAATGAATCTGTAGTTGCTGAAGGTGAAGCCACTGTGCCAATTGATTTCTACAATCAAATTGTACGCGTATTGGATGTAGAGTCTTTTGCACGAGCCGCAGGTGCAAGGGTTATCAACACCTCGCTTCATACTTTAAATATTCCAATTCAGAAAAATCGTTGGGCAGCTCCTGCATCGACGGCTGAATCACAAACATCAACACAAACAATCGCAGACCTGAATCAGGTACAACCGTTTGATACCGTTGCAGTAACACCTTTGAAATATACTCGTATGGTTCTTTTATCAGATGAGTATGTCAATGATGACAAGGCAAATGTTTTGCAGTTTATCTCTGATAGCCTTGCACAGCAATATGCGTTATTGGAAAATACACTTGCCGTTGCTGAATTGACTTCGGGTGTGACAGCACATCAAACAGCCGCAGCCGCTGCTGCAATTGCTACTGCTGATGTAAATGGATTATTTTACAAGGTAACACAACCCTACAGAAATAAGGGCGCATGGGTTGGTGCAGGAACGACACAGGGAGCGATTGCCAGCATTCAGGCATATCCATTTGTGTACACGGGATCACCGCAAGGCGCTGCTGGACCGGCTGGATTAGATACACTTTTAGGCCGTCCGTTCTTCAATGCTGCGGACGTAACAGCTATCGCGGCAAGTGCGAAATCGCTCTGGTTTGGTAACTTCTCGTACATGGGACTTGTTCAAAACGGTGGACTAACAATTCGACGTTTGAATGAAGCCTATGCAATTTATGGTCAGGTTGCATTCTTAGCTTCACTGAGAATTGCATTCAAGACTTTGCAGCCGGAAGCATTTGCATATTTAGTGCATCCAACGGCTTGATTTATTTTCTAATCTTGGGGCGGGTTATTCCCGCCTCAGGATTCTAATTAAAAAGAAAGACAATGCACGATTCACTTCATAAATATGTCGAGGCGAAGGTTTTACAAAGACAACTTCAGGATAAAAATGTGCTTGAAGTTGGCTCGTTGAACGTGAACGGTTCTATACGCCAACTTTTCACGGGCAATTATCTTGGTGTTGATATGCGTGAGGGTGAAGGTGTAGATCAAGTATGCAATGCGCATGCTTTATCATTTGAAAATGAATCCTTTGATGTTGTAGTCTCAGTTGAAATGTTGGAACATGATGATATGTTTTGGTTATCGATTGCAGAAATGGGCAGAGTGTTGAAGCCAAATGGTTATTTTATTTTAACTGCGCGGGGGATCAAATTCGGCAAGCATGCATTTCCATCGGATTATTACAGATTCACAACCGAAGCATTCAACATACTCTTTGAACTCGCAGGATGCAAACCATTAGAAATTATTGAAGACCCGGACTTCTCAGGTGTCTTCGGGATAGGAATAAAATGCTCTTAACAATTCTTACACGAACTTTTCAACGTCCAACTTTATTGAAACGTAATCAAGATAGTCTCGCAATGCAGACTTGCCAGGACTTTCAACAGGAATTACTTGAAGATACCAAAGGACTTGGTGCTGGCGGATCAGGGATACTTCTTCAAAAGAAAATTGTGAAAGGTGATTACGTTTGGGTTCTGGATGATGATGACTACATAATTGATCCTGAATTCATCCAAAAGTTAAAAGATAAAACTGCAACTGAAATAAAACCAGATGTAATTATTTGTTATGCACAAAGATTCGGAAAGATTTTTCCAGATAGGTTGCCGTTAGAACTCGGTCATTGCGGCGGCATTAATATCGTTGTCTCAAAATCAATATGGATGAAACACCGAAAAGATTGGTCAACCAGGTATGAGGGAGATTGGGATTTCATTAATGCAGTGATGAAAGACAATCCTAATATATGTTATATCAAAGAACTGATGCTTGCAATTGATAGGCAATCTCTTGGATTGTCGGAAGCAAGATTTAATGTTGGTGACTTCGATGGACTGGAAGATAGTTTGTTAATAAAGACAGGAGATAAGGTTTATATAAAAAATGGTTTTGCTGGGATAGGATTTTCTTTCTGCCCTGAAGAAATTGCAATTGTAACAGAAAGAAATATTGATATGCTTGAATCAGCATTGAGGGGAGGGTTGGCCGAAATAGCCAGGAAATTTCCCCTTTCAACCGACAGTATTAAAAACAAAAAGTGAGATTCTAAATCGTATGAAAATTCTTGTATTTTGCCCGACAGCACCGAGATTAGAATCTGAAGTTGTCAACGCAATTTTCAATCAAATTGATGTTGAGTTCTTCGATGTGATGTTCACACGTGACAATCCGCATGAATTTGCATTTTCGCAGGTGTATAAAAATGTCCAATTGAATTATGAAAAGATGAAACGGATAGCATTGAGTGAAGGATATGCAAAGGTTTGGGTTGTAGAATCCGATACGATTCCACCGAAAGATGCTTTAAAGAAATTATTGGAAGTTGATGCGCCCATTGTGTCTGCTTTGTATGCTCTTCGTCACGGCGAACCTGTTCCTAATTTAATGAGAGCAGAAAAATCGGCAACAGTCGGTGAAGCAATGAAATGGTCGGAAATATTTGAGAGTAAAGAAAATATAATTACTGTTTCAGGCGGTTGTATGGGTTGCTTACTTATTGATAAGAGTATATTAACACAGTTCCAATTTGAAGGTGACGATATTGCAAAAGCACCGGATGTACCTTTTATGGAATTTTGTTGGACAAACAAAATACCACAGAAAGCACGAATTGATGTTATTTGCGGGCATGTCAAACCCAACGGGACGATTATTTATCCAGATGCAGAATCACCAAATGGATATATATTAACGAATAGATTCCAAGGATAAAATAAAATGACATATACAGCATTAACGAGAACAATAACTGGAATAACTCTGAACGCAATAACTTCAGAAGAGATTGGTTCTCTTCTATCGTTTGTAATTGGTACAGCGACTTATTCAAGTACCATTGCATCTGTTACCGCTGATACAGATACTACCGTGATCTTAGATGCTTCTGCAACACTTCCAGTCGCTGATGGAACAGTCATTAGTTTTGAATTGGCGGTTGTTTATAACAATGCAGTCGATATTATTACGCTTAATGGATTGAAAAAGTATTTAGGTATGACAGATGTTTCTAAAGATGCGCTATTGTCTGAATGGATAACACTCCTTTCACGATTAGTTGAAAATAAACTTGTGCAACCTGTGCAGCCAATTGCTATTGAGGAAATTCTTAACGGAGATATGAGTAATAGAATCTATCTTGAAAAAGGTAGAATTATTGCTCTTGTAGGTGCAGATGAAGCAACACGATTAAGTAACCTTCAATATCGAATTTTAGCCACTGATAGCTGGACGAATCTTCTAACGGATGAAAGTTTTATTTATATCGAGGTGAATAATTGGTTCATAGAACTTTTGGATTACAATCAATTCCCGATAGGTAGAAAAAATATCAGGGTAAATTATACGGCTGGATTTAGTCCTATTCCATCCGATATTATTAAAATGATTTATGAAATGATACAAGTAATGTTGGATGAATCGGCAGCGGGACAATGGCCACGACTTGGAATGCAAACACAAAATAGAGGTA